CGTAATCTCTACTTGCATGCAGAATTGATTAAAAAGACTACTGCTAACTCAGACTTTGATCAACATAGATTGACGGTTGCGGAAGGAGTTTATGTTGCTGCGGAAAAAGAAACAGTCACTTCTAATTCTACCAACGATTTGAAACAAACAGGAAGAGCAGTTGTATATCAGTTATACGGAACTAATGGAAAAATAGATTTTGCCAAGTCGTATGATCTTGCTGTATTCTGGAAAGACTATTGTGATTACGATAAATTAATCTTAGATTATGATACTTACGATCCGTCAGGAAATCCGTCTTGTCAGATTGTTGTTGAAATGCCGAATGTACCCGAAAGTTTTGATATCTCTTTTAAAAGAAATGTAGAAACTACGTTTAACACAAAACTCCAATCGAAGAACGAATTGGTTGAGATTCTGTTATAAATAAGACTATGGCAAAAATACTTTCAACAGAAGACGGTAATTTACAGGGTGCTACTCTAGTAACGAGTAGGCAGAAGGTTTATTCTGATATAGATCTTACCTTTGGTCTGAACTCTTCTACTGGAGATATATTTAAGAAAAAAGATGCTGCAGCGGTAAAACAAGCGGTTAAAAATTTATTACAGACTAACAGATTCGAAAAACCTTTTCGTCCAGATTTTGGCGCAGACTTAAGAGGACAATTATTCAATCTTGCGGATCTGGATACAGAAGATGAAGTGCGAGAGCAAATATACGGGACCATCGCAAGATACGAACCTCGTGCTTCTATCAAAAATTTAGACGTAAGATTCGATTTGGATAGAAACGCATGTCGAATCAGAGTTGAATTTGGTATTTTAAGTACAGATGAAAATGTCGTATTAGAAACCACAGTTTCGAGGTTAAGATAAATGGCAACAACTATTAGCAGCACGGGTTTAGATTTTAACTCGATAAGAAATAATCTTAAAACATGGTTTGAACAGAAACCAGAATTTGCTGACTATAACTTTGAAGCGTCAGGTCTTTCTAATCTTCTTGACGTTCTTGCATATAACACACACTATAATGGACTGACTGCAAACTTTGCTCTTAACGAAGCATTCCTCAGCACCGCTCAATTGAGATCGTCAGTTATTGGTTTGGCAACTGCAATTGGATATATTCCAAATTCAAAAGTATCATCTAAAGCAGTGATCAATGTTGTTGCTGCGGGTTCTGCGACTTCTGGTCCTACTCTTGTGTTGCCTGCTGGAACTCAGTTCACGACAACTGTAGAAGAAACTACTTACACTTTCCGAACTCTCAAAGACTATTTCGCATCGAAGGAAGGATCTGACCCATATTCATATACGTGGGAAAACGTTGAGATAACGGAAGGTACTGAAAAACAAAAAACATTCGTTGCTGGTAATGATGCTGAAACTGAAGCATATGTTATTCCAAACGAAGACATGGACATCAATACGGTAGAAGTTACGGTTGGACCTACTAACAAAACGTTTAATAACGTGAACACAGTTTCTTCTTTAGATCAGAACTCTCGAATTTATGTTTTGAAAGAAACGCCAAACGGATATTATGAACTTGCTTTCGGTAATGGTGCTAACCTCGGTGAAGTTCCAGCAACCGGAGACAAAATTGTTGTCAAATATAATTCTTGTGCTGGTTCTGCTGCAAATGGTGCGAAAACATTTACCACAACTGCTTCTGTTGCCACTGGTGGTACACCTTCAACTGCTTCTATTATTCCCACTACTATTACTAACTCATATGGCGGAGCGAACAAAGAAAGTATTGAGTCTATTCGTAAAGCAGCACCGTTTTTGTATGCATCTCAAAACCGAATGGTAACCGCCGAAGATTATTCTGCTCTGATACGAAGAAATTTTTCTAATGAAATTACAGACATTCTTGCTTGGGGAGGAGAAGATAATATTCCTGCTCAATACGGAGCAGTCTATCTTTCTATCACTCCTTCTCCTAGCGAAACGTTGAAAGGTCAGATTAGAAATTTAGTTAAAGACTTAGCAGTTGTTTCGTTCGATGTTGTGTTTATAGAACCAATCACTACATACATTGAGACTTCAGTAACATTCCAGTTCAACCAAACTCTTTCTTCATACGCTACGGTTCCTGAGATTGAGTCTGTAGTAAAAGGTGTTATTGAATCATACTTAGATACGGTTACAGATGAGTTTAGTGAAACCTTTAGACGTTCAAATATGTTAACTCTTATCGATGCTTCTGATCCGGGCGTTCTTTCTAGTCAAGCGGTTATACGCATACAACAAAGATTTACACCTACCCTTTCAGTACCTAAGACGTATGAGTTAGTGTTCCCCTCGACTATTCAGGCACCCAACCCATCGACTTACTCGATAACTTCTTCCGAATTCATTTATAACGGCAGAACCTGTATCCTAAGAAATCGTCTTAACACTAACGTGCTTGAGGTTATCTCTGTTGTCAGCGGTAATGCTGTAGTAGATAATGCTGGTGATTACGATACCGCTACAGGTAAAGTTACACTTTCAGGTTTTGCACCACAGGCAGTTTCGTCTAACGAAATTAAAGTAACGGTTGTTCCTGCTAACCAAGGTTATGTTTCTACAGTAAGAGAGAACAAACTTGGGAAGGATACCGCTGCTATTACTGTGACTGCCGTTGAGACAACTACACTATAAATAGGACTATTACGGATTAAGATATGGCAGCGGTAGTAACAACAGAATTTATTGCACAGATCATCAAAGACACGAAAGAGACTTTTAACTCCGGGTTGTACATTGGTTTGGGCAGATCAGAAACTTGGGGTGCAGGCGAAACTCCAGCGAGTCCTCAAACCAGTTTTGAATATGCCAGAGAATCTCGTGGTTCTACTCAACACGTAAAAATCGTCACGGGTGTTTCTGCAGCGGTTGCTAGACAGGACTGGTCATCAGACACAATTTATCAACCGTATGATGATTCATCACAGACTGCTATTCCTTACGTGATGAACAGTAAATATGAATTCTTTTTGTGTATAGAACAAGGGTACACTGATGCTGGTATTGTTATTCCTAGTGATATAGAACCAGACAGATCTTTTATTAACGGCGGAACTGGTGTTTTTTCAGATCCTATTCAACCATTAGAAAACGAATTCGTTACTCTAGATTCACAAAGAGGAACGGGTGGTTACGGTAAAGGATATACTTGGAGATATTTGTTTACTCTAAGTCAGGTTGCTATCAATCGTTTTCTTACTCTTAACTACATTCCTGTCTCGTCTTTTACTCAAGATCCTTTAGATCAAGACGTTGAAACCGAGCAATATGAAATTCAACAGGTTAACAAAGCAAGTTATAATCTGACTGGAGATACAACGGGTCAGGTATTAAACATTAAAGTAATTGATGGCGGTGCAGGATATAGTGGTACAAACACTACAGCAACCGTGGTAGGAGATGGCACCGGAGCAACGGCAATCGTGAGCGTTGTCGGTGGTGTTATTCAAACCGTTCGTGTTACTAATCGTGGAACAGGATATAGTGTTGCTTCTGTTGTAATTGAAGATACTTCTATTCCTTCTGAAGACGCAACCTTAAGGGTTGTTCTTGGACCTAACAACGGAGTTGAAGCAGACCCTATTAAAACTCTTAAAGCAGAAAGTCTTCTTGTAACAACAGATTTTGAAGACGATGAGTTTTCTACACTGTTTACTGCCAACGATTTCAGACAAATACTTCTGTTTAAAGATCCAACTAATTATAATAGTTCTGATCTTTTCACTGCTAATACTGGAAAAGCAAACCGTGCTCTACAGACTACGGGTGTTACCAATATCCAAGAGGACAACATCATTGCTGGTGACACTAGTGGTGCTAAAGCGATTGTTGACCACATTGACGGTAATAATGTATACATTCACCAAACCGCTGAAACTGGATATGCTAATTTCCGTCAAGGAGAAGTTATTACCGATCAGGACACTGCTGGTAATGCTACTCTTATCAATGGTCCAGTTGATCTTGGTACGTTTGTACAAGCGGATCAGATAGACCCAGACCTTGATGTATATTCTGGTGAGATACTATACATAAATAATATCGCACCAATCGACAGAGACCCCAACCAAACCGAAGACATTAAGATAATTATCTCATTCTAGGATTAACACATGCCTAACACTTATAACAGCACAACCGAATCATCGATTTATAGAGACGATTGGGACGAAGCAGAAGGTTATCACAAAATATTGTTTAACTCTGGGCGTTCTCTTCAAGCAAGAGAGTTGACTCAGTTACAAACAATTATTCAACAAGAGATAACTCGTTTCGGAAGAAATATTTTCAAAGAAGGTTCTGCGGTTCGAGCGGGACTTATGGAAGTTGACAATAATTACAAATATGTTCGTGTTACGGGAACTGGTGCAGAAACTATCGCGGTTGGTACCAATTTGGTTGGTGATACCAGTGGTGTTTCTGCCGTTGTATTAGAAACGGTTGAAATTGCATCTAACGATGCACGTCTTTATATTCGATACACAGGAACTGGGGGAGCAGCACCGGGAGCAACAGAAACTCGTTTCACGTTGGGTGAAGGAATTAACTCTGGTGTTTACACAGTAGGTTCTAACAGCACTGACATAGGTGCTGGTGTTCGCGTAATTGTAGATTCTGGTGATTTCTTTGCGGCAGGGAGATTTGTTTATGCTCCTAAGCAATCTTTGATTGTTTCTCCAACTTCTAGAGTTTTTAATGGAACCGTAGGTTTTGTTGTTACACAAGATGTTATCACGGTAAATGATACCACAGATCTATATGATAACAGTGGTGAAACTCCAAACGTTGCCGCACCCGGTGCAGATCGTTATAGAATTCGTTTGGTGTTAACAGATAAAGCAAATGCAACGGGAACAGATTCGTTTATTTTCTTGTGTCGTATTATTAACTCTACCATCGTAGAACAAATTAATGAGTTGGATGAGTATAACACAATTAACGACATGATGGCAAGAAGGACTTACGAAGAATCGGGGAACTATCTTGCAGAACCATTTCAGTTAACTTTCGAAGATGACGATAGCACCGACTCAGATATTTTTGCTGTTATTAGTCCCGGACTTGCATATGTTCGCGGTTACCGTGTCGAAAACGAAAATCCTCTTAAGTTAAAATTACCTCGTCCACAACAATACGAAGAACTGGAAGCAGACTATATTCCGGTTGACTATGGTACTTATGTTTATGTTGATGCTTCCAGTGCAGACTTAAGTCGCTATGCAGATGCAAGTGGATCGGATCGAGTTAACCTTTATACTTCAACCGGAGGCACCGGGGGACCTATAGGGACTGCATATATCAAGGGTTTAACATATGAGTCTTCTGGTGTTTATAGGGTTCATTTAGATAATATTGAAATGGTCGATGTAAACTCTGATTTCAGTTCAGTTGCATCTATAGGAACAAGTACTTCTGATTACTTCGATTTGACCACGGTAGGAGAATTGAAAGAATCAAATAACCAGACTGGATTGTATGCTCTCCCTCGTGTTAGACCACGTTTGATTTCTAATTATCAGTTTAGATATTGGAAGCAATACACCGTTCAAAACGGTGGTAGTATTTCTGGTGATATCTCTTCTCCAGATGAAGAATACAGAGACAAGGCGCAATGGTTGGTAGTTAGTAAAAACACTAATGCTATTGTCACCAATGCTGTTATTACTATAGGTGCAACTCCGGATAACTTTAGTATTTCTGGTCTTGGAGCAGGCGACCACTATGTTGTAGCAGTAGTAGAAAGAAACAACGCACAAAGAAAAACAAAGACTTTGTCTACGAAAACCTATACGGCAACAATCGTTGGTGGCGTAGCAGAACTTCAGGACCCAGATGTTCTTGAAGTGACCAGCATCCTTAAAGGGACTGCTGATATCACAAGAGAGTTTACGTTGGACAATGGGCAAAGAGATACGCATTATGAAATTGCTTCTCTTAAACTAAAAGACGCAGGCGCTTATACAGGAGCAATTGATGTTACCTACAAGTATTGGAGTTGGGGTAACGTTGAAGTCGGTGGTGCAGGAACTGGATTGTTCTTTGATGCAGGATCTTACGGGAATGTGGATTATACAGAAATACCCGATCATGTTCAATCTGATGGTACGATTGTAAGTCTTAGAGACTATGTGGATTTTCGTGGACTTAAAACGGGATCTAATCGTATAGAAGCAGTTCATCCTGTTCAAGGAAGTTCAATTCAGGTTACTGCTAGTTACTATCTTTCACGCGCAGACAAATTAATTGCTACCGAAGATGGTCAATTTCAAATATTGTTAGGACAACAGTCGAGGGATCCTCAGTTTAAGAAGACCCCTGATAATGCTTTAGAGTTGTATAAGATTGTGATGAATCCTAACACAGTCAGTCCTGAAGATATTAACACGACTTTTATCGAACACAAACGATATACTATGGCAGACATTGCCAAGTTAGAAAGAAAGTTAGATGCTTTAGAGGAATCATACACGTTGTCTCTTGCTGAATTAGAAGCAAAAATGGCAGCACAAAGAACCGATAATACTGGTACTCCAGTTCCAGAAACAGGAAGACAAGTAGATGATTTTACAGATCATTCTGGTTCTTTTGTAAACCATGATGACTATTGCGCTTCTTTAGACCCGGAAAACAAATTGCTTCGCGCATGTGTTTCTGATGATAACTATCGTTTGATTTATCGTCCAGATGACGGAGTCACCGATGCAGGATTGCCAACTTATAAGCACAGTTCTAAAAACGTGCTTTTAAAAGGGGATAACATTTATATTGATCATACGGAAACACAGTGGATCGATCAACCTTTGTTCACTCAGTCAGTTTCAATTAACGCAAACTCTAAAACCGATTATGTCGGAGATTTGGAACTTTCTCCTTCGTCAGATGAATGGAAATCTGAGCAAACGGGTACCAGAACTACACCGGGAGGAGGAAGAATAGAAGTTAAAGAAGCACTTCTTTATAACTCTCACCAATGGAATTGGCACGGACGTAGAATAGAAGATTTCGAAGTTAATCCTAATGAATTGACTCGATATGGTCGTGCAGGAGTTGTTAAAAAACCAAGAAACGTTTCTCAGCGACATCCTCGAAGAGCAGTTTCTAGTGGTGGGCACGTAAATCGTGTTATCTCAAACGAGACTATTAGAACAGTGAATTCTGCAGGTAGAACCGTTGATGCTGCTATTGTTCCTTGGATTCGATCACGTAAAATTTATTTCCGTGCCACAGGGTTGAAACCAAACACTCGATTTGTTCCGTTCTTTGACGGTGTAGACGTTTCTAACTGGTGTAATGACGAAGCGTTTTCTCGTTATGCATCTAACTCAAATGATATTGGAAACCAAGGGCAAAGCAGCACTTCTGGACATCCAGACGGTTCTGCTACTTTGACCTCATCAGCATCAGGGAAAATCGAAGGTTCATTCTTCATTCCTAATGTTAGAGGCACATCAACGGTTCCTCTTCGTGCTAATGGTATTCCAAGAACCTTAGTTGCGCAAAATGACACGTCTCTTAGATTTAAATGCGGTAAGAAAGAATTTAAACTTATGGACGTAAGTACTCCGGATATTAATCAAGCGGGTAGTTATGCCGTTGCGATATATGATACTTCTGGGATGGTAGAAAACAGAAAAGATGGTATCACTTCTCCACGCATGCCTAAAAAAGCAAGGTTAGTTGAAAGTAAAATCAAACGTCCTTACAATGCTTCAGAGATGAAAGATTATCTTAACGGTATTGGTGTTGGTGATGTTGCATTAATTCAACCAGCAATCTCTGGTGGTTGGGGTGGCGACTTCCCCGGAAACATTAATCTTTCTGGTATAGATCTTTCTAGTGTCATTTCAGATTACGTAGATGTCAACCAGATGTCATACGCGGGAACATCATCTTCTCCGGATGATGATGTGTCGTATCCTTTTGCACAAAGTTTCACGGTAGACAATCAGTTTGGTGTTGTATTGACTAAAGTAGATTTATTCTTTGAAACGAAAGACACTTCTATTCCGGTTACGGTTGAAATCCGAAATATGGTAAACGGAAAACCCGGAAACTCAGTAGTACCCGGATCTACGGTTACTCTGGAACCCGGTTCTGTAAACGAAAATGCAAGTGGATTAGAATCAACAACGTTTACCTTCGAAGAACCCGTTTTCTTAGATCCCGGTAAAGAGTACGCGTTAGTAGTCAAGACACAGTCTTCAAACTACAGAATCTTTATTGCTAAGACTGGTGAATTCAAATTAAACTCTACTGATGTTGTAGTTTCTTCTCAGGCAGCAAACGGACAACTGTTCTTGCCGCACTCAGGAAGTGCTAAAGCATCTAAAGAACTAGATCTGGCATTCACTTTGTATCGTGCAGTTTTTGAAACCAACGCAAGTTTGGTATTACGCAACGTGACCCTACCTTACAACTTGTTACAAAAAGATCCTATCGTTCTTAATGGCACTACTACGGTTAAAGTTAAACACGACTGTCATGGATTAAGTGCGGGAGAAAGCGTAACTATTTCTGGTGTTGAAGCAGGAAGTTTTGGTAACGGTATAACAGAGGCAAACCTTAACGCTACTCATACCGTTGTAGATGTCGATGCTAAACACTTTACGTTTACTTTGGGTTCTGCTCCTACTACTACAGGCAACGTAGGAGGAAGTAATGTTCTTTCTAGCAGGAACAGGCAGTTCACCACCGCGATGGCAAACATTGATTCAATTGTACCTAATAAGTGTTCTATTGACGTGTCTGCACGATTCACTTCAGGTAAATCCCTTGGTGGATCTGAAACTAAGTTTGTGAAAGATCAAAATTATTCTCGAATCGTTCCCGGCACTAATGTTGAATTTGATTTCCCCAAACTTATCGCTGATAGAAGCGTAGAAATTTCTGAACCGAGTATCTCAGGGAACAGTGGGTTTTCACTAGACGTTAAAGTGGACCTTAAGTCTGCAAACAATTACGTTTCTCCGGTTATTGATCTCCAAAGATGTTCAATGACTTTGATTCAGAATTGTATAGACAATGGGTATTATATCGATGAAGTTGTAGAAACCGAACCTTATGGTTCTTCTGCTACTTCTCAGCATCAAACCGCACCACTAGAAACCGTAGAACCTTCTACAATTTTAGAAGCGAAAATCGATGCTAATGTTCCTAATGTAGCAAACTTAGATTTCTATTATCGTGCAGTAATGACGGGACAAAACATCTTAGATCAGAATTGGATTAAGGTTGAACCCGGTGCTGCTGGTCTTCCTAGTGGAGCAACCGTTAACATAAAGAAAGACATAATAAAAGAAGAGAATCCTCAAATAACTCATCCGATTGAATTTGAAGTTACAGGACTTCCTAAATTTAGTATGTCACAAATTAAAGCGGTAATGAAATCTACTAACTTAGCGAAAGTACCTCAGATCACAGGAATCAATGTAGGAACCTTCTTGTAATGCTTGATCCTAGCAGATATCAACAAGTGATAGACCATCCGCATTTAGTAAGAGACAAAACTAGCGGTGCTTTGATAAATACGAACGTGGACGAGTTTGAAGCGTATCGTAAAACTCGTGATCTGAAATTAAAAGAACAGCAAGAGAAACAAGATCTTGTTAATCGTATTAGCAATTTAGAAAATGATATGTCTGATATCAAAGGCATGTTACAACAATTACTGGAGAAAAACTAATGCCACAGTTATATGACGCTGGACCTCTTTATCAATGGAGGTTTGCTCGTCAAGGTGATGAAGCTTTTATAGATGCTTGTCGAGATACAGAACTAGACCTTTATGCCGCTGGCGTAAAACAAAGTCCGATGGTCGAAGGACAAGCACTAGTAGGCAACACCGAACTGTTTTTGTGGTTACATTGGGATTTGTTTAAGTTCGAGTCTGTAGATCACGCTTACTATGAAAATAAACATTCAGGTCTTGGGGATCCGGTATTAGGACGAGCGACAAAACATGTTCATCGTATTGCTAGAATTTATCGTGAACGTTCTTCCGGAGAAGATGTTGCAGTAGTTTATCCTTACTGGCAAAGACTGAGTACAGGAATGACAGACGTATATAATCTTCCCCAAGATTGTTATGGACAGTGGTGGTCGCGTGATGACGGTTTTCATGTTCATCCTACTCATAGAGGAAAGAAACACTCTTTGTTTTTACGATTGATTGAAAGAGACCTCATGCAGTATCATTTTCCCGGCGTTAAAATTGCAGGGCAATTTTTCTATTATGATCAATATCTTCAAGCGAACCATCCTGCGTTTGTTCATAAGATTGTAGATCATAATACTGGAAATAAAGATTCTATCGTTAGCGTTTTTAAATCTATTATTATTAATAGAGAAGAGTCTTTAGAACCCTATATGTCTCGTATCGCAATCCCTCGTAGATTCAACGAAACTGAAAGCACTATATACGGTACTGACCCTGCACTAGGAAGAGAATGGATTGCTGTTCGAAACATGTATGATAACGAAAAAGCAGTTCAAAGAAACGCCGGGAGAGCAGCACATTACGGACACTGGGCGGATTGGTCACGCGATGTTGGACCAAGATCAAGTGACGGTAAAATTGTATGGTTAGCAGATGAAACCAAAGGTTTAAAACCCTTTGTTAGTAGGTTTACCTCCGATTCGGATTGGGTAAATACTAATTTTGCATAGGACTATTTAAATGTCACACCTTTATGATATGGGACCAGTCTATCAATGGCGATTCGCTCGTCAAGAAGATAGAGAATGGGTTGATGCTTGCTTTGATCCCCAATGGAACAAAGGCGTTCAGGGGTTTGATTCTTCTCGTCAGA